ATCTTATTGACCCGCTATGGCAGAGCGGCAATCGTGGGCGACGGGAAGTTTATAAAATGTTATCGGATGCTTTCGGTGAACAAATTCACGTCGGGGAAAGTGACCTGAAAAGGTGCGATGAGATTATAAAAACGGCAAAGCAGATATTTCCTGAATTGATGGAGGCTCAATAAATGTGGGTTGCAATCGTTAGATGCTCGAACTGTCAGAAAAAATGGGATGAACCTCTCAGGAACGGATTTGCCTCAAGAGATATCAAGAAACTGGAAGGCAAGGCTTGCATCTATTGTAGATCAAGGAATCTGGACATCGTTTCATTTAAAGAGAAAAAGCTAAAGAAACCAACCGCTAAACAAGTTAGGAAAGCCATGAGGAATTTCTGAGACCATGATAATAGAAAAAGTAAAAAACCATGACAATAACCCAATGGAAGGACACGAGGGGTGTCGTCTAAAACAAAATCGAGAAGGAAAGAGAAAGAACCATCTTGCATAAAATGCGGCGCTAAGGGTAACAACATCATTGAACTGTGGTACTGCGATAATGGGTCTTGTGATATTATCAAAAATCGGGAAGATTTCTCCGGAGACCATCTACACCGAAGATGCCGGGCTTGTGGATATGAATGGCCGGAATATTGTAAAGATGATGATAGATATGAAAAGAAATAAACAGGAGTTAGTATCGTGACCCCGAAATCAATAAACGTTGACGGGCAAAGGGCGGGACACCGGCATTTGGTTTTTGTTGATAAAAAAATCATAATGCTTACACGGATCGATACACGGCTATTGGCTTTTATGTCTATTCAGAGGATTACAACACGGGATGGATGGATAGGTTGGAAGGAATTATATTGGCACAGGAGATACCTTCCAAAATACCTGAATCGAATGAAAAATCATATCCACAGGCAAGTTCCAGCCTTGGCCAATTGGCCGGTATTTGAAAACGGTTGGGAAGAATGCGAAGAGTATGGACTATACCGGCTGGTTGTTGCTCAGGGGACTAAAATCGATATCAATTATGATCATGTCACCGACTTGGAATATGATGATCTGAATGAGAAAATTCGGCTTTTGGGCTTGGGCGTAAACAATTAAGAAAATGGAGGACAACAATCCCCCCCTGTCACTTATTCAGGTGATACCTTAAATTTCATTGCATTAAATCCGCTTCCTGACTTAAGAATTAGGTAAAACAATTAAAGGCGGGACAACATGCCGGACTTACCTAAGCTTAAGTTCATACCGGATTGCGATATCAAAAAGCTCAAACCTTACAAGCGCAATCCCAGAGAAAACGACCAGGCTGTCGAAGCTGTGGCCAAATCGATCGAAGAATTCGGCTTCAACTCACCCATCATCGTCAATGAAGATTATGAGATCTGCGTTGGCCATACCAGGGTTAAAGCCGCCATACAAAACAAGATAACAAAAGTCCCGGTTATTGTCGCCCCTCATTTGGTTGGTGACAAGTTCAAGGGTTACAACATCGCCGACAATCAGACGGCTACGATCGCTGACTGGAACGACATCGGATTGGCGGAAATATTAAAAGAGCTGGAAAATTCTGAGTTCGATATGTCGGCGCTGGGATTCGATGGAAATGAGCTTGAGGAAATAATGGCGGGACTGGACGAGCAGGATTTATCGGAAGGTTTGACTGACCCGGATGATGTCCCAGAAATGCCTGATGAAGCTGAGACGCAACCTGGGGATATATGGTTGCTCGGCAGGCACAGGTTGATGTGCGGGGACGCTACGAATCGAAACGATGTAGAGAAGTTGATGGATGGCAATAAGGCGGACATGGTGTTTACTGACCCGCCGTATAATGTTGATTATGGGGCATCAAAAAATCCAAGGCATAAAATCAGAAAAATTATAAACGATAAACAAAGCGTAGATGAATGGGAATCGTTTTGTAAAAGTCTATATGCGTTGCCTAAAGAATATAATCGTGGTGATATCTATTTGTGGGGGGCTTCCGGTTTCGATGGAATGAAACAACGACTATTGCTTGTCGAAGCGGGGTGTCACTGGTCGGCGACTATTATTTGGAAAAAGCAACAGCTTGTATTATCGCCTGCAAATTATCAGAGAATTTATGAACCATGTTTTTATGGATGGTTTGACAAATCTTCTTTTGTTGCAGATAGGAAACAGGTTGAGGTATGGGAAATTGATCGGCCATTAAAAAGCGATTTGCATCCTACAATGAAGCCGGTTGAATTGTGTGTCGAGGGGATAAGAAATTCAAGTAGAAAGGATTCTATGGTTTTAGATCTATTCCTCAGTTCTGGTTCAACCCTTATTGCCTGTGAGCAACTTAGCCGGAAGTGTTATGGCATGGAAATTGACCCGATTTATTGCGATGTGATAGTAAAACGCTGGGAAGATTCGTAAAAAAGAGGCCAAAGAACCGCGACCATTCCAATGTAGTCAGCCACGAAGACGCTGAGGAGATGTTTCGGCTATGGTGTCAGATAAGAGACCAGGGCAAAGGAGGCGGTTACAAAGGCGTTGCTGAACGGTTTGGAAGAGATATCAAAACGGTCAGAAGAGTCGCAGCGAAAAACAATTGGAAAGACCGGTTCAGGAAAATCTTACTGGACATCCAGAAGCGCACCGATAAGAAAGTCGTCCAGGAAAAGGTATCAAATATCAAGCTGGCCCGGGCGCTACGTGATAAAACTTTAAAAAAGCTACTCAGGAACAACACGGAATTGAACCCATCCATTCGTGACGGTATCGAGATTATGCGTTATGAAGATGAGCTTTCCGGAAACCTCCCTGATGAAAGAGAAAACGAATTGGCCGCCACAACCGCCGAGCAGCTGGACAGAACTTTGAAGATAATCGAATCCATGGGAGGTAAAGCCGTTAATCTGTTGGCTGATTTTATTGTTAATCATAACTCAGAATAAAACTTAATGGCAAAACGTAAACCAAAAGATATCGAGGCGGCCTTAGAGGCTTTAACAACCTTGGTCATGACATATCCGCAGACCCGGGTAAAGCTGGCATTACAAAATATATATTTTTTCGCCTGGTATTATTTTAATGTTGTTCTTTACAAACAGCAGAGGAGGTGGGGCAGTGAGGCCTTAAAATCAAAAAGACTCCTTATACTTGGTCCGGTATCACATGGCAAAACAGAACTCATGTCAAAGATTTTACCGGCAAGAATAATCTGTGAAAATCGAAACAGCAGGAATTTGTTTATATCTGCTTCCGGAGGATCAGAGGGAACATCAACTAAAAATGGGATGCTTCTCAGGCAGGAATTGGAAACGAATCCGAGGTTGATCGAAGACTTTGGCCCTTTTTATAGTACAGATTCCAGAAAATGTAAGGTGTGGAAACAGACAATATTCCAGGTGATAAGAGATAAAAACCTTAAAGATCCAACCGTTCAATCGATTGGTGTCGGTGGTTCAATAACAGGAAGTCGTTTTGATAATATAATATTTGATGACATCATAGATAAGAAATCAGCCAGGTCAGCAACGGAAAGAAGAAGTATTCTTGAAGATGTCATGACAACTTTGATGACTCGTTTGGAACCGAATGGTCGAGCCTGGATGATCGGGACAAGAAAACATTTTGACGATATCTATGCGCATATTATAAAAAATCCATCTTGGAGAGTTATTACCGATAGGGCAATTATCAGAGAACCGGAAGACTGGGAAATTATAAAGCTTGATGAACCTATAATACTTGATGACGGAAATGAGCAATGGCATAAGATTGTAATACACTCTGAAGACAAAGGGGAATGTTTATGCGAAAAAAGAATGTCTATGGAAGAGTTGTTGCTTCGCCGCTTTGAATTGACTCCCAGGTTTTTTAATCCGGAATACCAGAACGAAATAACCGATGATGAGACTTCCGATTTCAAGTTAGCCTGGCTGGAACAATGTCGGGATGAGAGCAAAAGTTATATTGCCGGCAGATTGTCCGGTGATGTACGTTCAAAATATATAGCCATATTTGTTGGTATCGATCCGTCTCTGGCGATCAATAAGCAGGAAGCGGATGCAAAAGATACCAGCTATATGGTTCAGATCGCTCTCGGTTTGACGAGAGACGGGACCAGGGAGTTATTGGCGATGGATAGATTCCGGGGATTAAGCCCTGCCGACAAAATGGATAAGGTAAAATCGTTTTATTATAAAATACTTCCAACTTACTGCGCCATTGAGTCGAATTCTTTCGGGGCGATATATCATTGGAATCTGATAAACGAACATGGCATGAAGATATTCCAGCACAAAACGGGATTAAACAAAACCGATCCCACGATAGGAGTGCCGAGTCTTTCTATTCTGTTTCAGCACGGCAAGATTATTCTTCCCTATAAAACACCCGAGGATAAGCAGAAAACCGACACCCTGATAAATGAGTTTCACTCCTTCGGTTCAACAGAATCGAATGATATCGTCATGGCGACCTGGATTGCAGACACACTTATTGAGCGTTATCTGGCCGGGCAGGCGAGGAAAAGAAAACAAAAAAATAAATTTAACAGATAGGCAGGTAATGAAAATGGCAAAGAAAAAGAACAAATTGATAAAAACTGAAGAGGGTAGTTACCAGGTAACCGTTAAATCATTCGGCAATGTCGCAAAGTCAGAGTCGAATGTCGAAGATCCTTTTAAGAATATGTATTCGTCCACGTCGGGGGAACTGAATATCATAAATCCTCCATACAACCTAAAGCAATTATGTATGCTGGGAGAAATAAGCGATACCCTGCCGCAGGCCGTTGCTGCCATGGAAACCAATGTCGATGGTTTCGGCTGGGAGTTGGTTGAGGCCGAACATGTTAAAGGCAAAACAACGGAAAAAAAAGAAGCTCAAAGGGAAAAACATCAACTAAAAATGTTCTTTGACCACTGCAACCCTAAACAGAATATCACTATGCTAAGAAAAGTATTAAGGCATGATTATGAATATACGGGAGCTTCATATTTGGAAGTGGTCAGAAACGGAAAAGGTGATATTGCAGAATTATATCGATTACCGAGTTTTACGACGCGGTTAACCTACCCTGATAAAGACTGGACTGAATTCACCCAGAGGATCAGAAACAATGAAGGTAATTTTGTCGAGGTAATCAGGAAGGTAAGGTTTCGGCGGTACGTTCAGATAGTTAATAATAACAAAAAAGTTTATTTCAAAGAGTTCGGCGATCCCCGAACTATATCGAAACACACCGGCAAAGTGGCAAAGAACCCGAGCGAACAGGCTACGGAAGTAATTGCCTTTTCTCAGCCATGCTCATATTCGCCGTATGGTGTGCCGAGATGGATATCCAATGTCATTAAGATTTTGGGAACGCGGAAAGCTGACGAGGTAAATGTACTATACTTCGACAATAAAGCTATTCCACCAATGGTTATCACCGTGTCCGGAGGATCGTTAACGGCGTCGACCGTCCAGAAGTTGAAGGAAGTCTTCGAACATGAGATTAAAGGCGTTCAGAATTTCCACAAAGTTTTGGTTCTTGAGGCGGAACCGGCAGACATCGGAGACGTGCCTGGTGAGAGATCGGCTAATGTTCAGATCGAAATCAAACCATTAACGGAATTCATTCAGCAGGATGCTTTGTTTATTAACTACCAGGAAAAGAACAGTAAAAGCATTGCCAGTTCATTCAGGTTGCCACCGATATTTTTGGGAAGGTCTGAAGATTATACCCGGGCAACTGCCAGGGAGGCAATCAAGGTCGGCGAGGAGCAGGTCTTTGAACCGGAACGCAAAGATTTTGATTATACCATCAATCGCACCATCCTGTCGGACATGGAAATAAATTATTGGGATTTCAAAACAATCGGTGCGAAGACATCGGACGATGCGGCTATCGTAAAAGCTATCGCCACCGTAAAAGATGCCATTCCGGTAGGTCGAATTCAGGAAGCGGTTGCAGAAATGAGAAATGTTCCGGTCGGTGACATTCCCGAAGAATATTATGATGTTCCCCTTGGCGTTTTCCTTTATGGAAAAAACGGGGAAGCGAGTGATGAAGATGAAAGTGGTGAAAAAACAATCAAAGGCCTTATGAAGATAAGAGAGCAGCTTCAAAAAAAAATCGAGGTTGCATAAAATAATATGAAACTGTCAGTATCTGATTTGTCGAAAGATCAGGCTCGAGCCGCCCTGGAAGTAACTGACAACATCCTGACCTGTGTTTGTGGTTGTGATATCGCCAAGGCCGGGGAGGGGAAAGTCCTGCCGTTTGAGAACGCCATGGTTGAGCTTCTGCTTGTCGAATGGGGGAATGCGACCAAGAAGTCGGTCAAGGAGGCTCAGAAAAGGCTCACCAACGGTTACGGGCCGATTAAAACCAGGGAGATGAATAATATCCTTACCATCATCGAGCAGGGAATAGTCACGAGGTTTGTCGAAGGTTCAAATAACGGATTGCCGAAAATCATCAACGGCGCTTATGTAAAAGGTAAAAAGGATGTCTTTAAGAAATTCAAACAGAAAGTGAAGTTTGCCGAGATCGATGACAAAGCGAAAGACTGGTTGTTCGACCATCATATGTACTGGATCGAAAATTATTACGACAAGCATGTTTCAAAGAAAATATCCGACGTCGTAACGGAAAGCCTAAAGGAAGGTCTCGGGCGAAAAGATACCGGGAAAAAGCTGAAGGAATTTTTCGATGATTACCCGGGTGTGCCCAATAAGCCTGAAGTTTACTGGCGCGGAACCGCGGCCAATGCCATGAACCGGACCCGGAATTTTGGCTTGATTCAGGGATATGAAGAATTGGGGATAAAGGAACTCCGTGTCTCAGCCATAATCGATGAAAGGACATCATCGATTTGTTTACGACTAAATGGGAAAATTATTCCGGTCTCAAGAGCCGTCGGCCAAAGAGATTTGCTGATGGCCGCTGACGATCCGGAAGATGTGAAGACGATTACGCCCTGGGTCAGTGTTGATGAGATTAAGGGATTGTCGACAAAAAGCATCATGGATAAGGGCGTTATCATGCCGCCTTATCATTTTCATTGCCGGACAACTGTGGTTGAAAACATTTAAGGGTGGTTGCTGGCCAAAACCAAGCGAATGGCTTTTGAATGGTGACAGGAGGGATATCGAGAACCTTCCGTAATCCCACAAAAGCACCCTACCAGCAAAACAATCAAAGAAAATATTCAATATCCTAACCTGTCACTTATTCAGGTGATACCCTACTTGGCTATTGCATAATTTTAACTTCTTATCCAATAATTACCTAAAAGACATAAATCCCCCGAC